CCAAGTCGTCGATCATAATATCTTTTTTGCTAGTATTAATAGCATTCACATATTCAAAGGGATTCATTATTCTATTCCACTATCCAGGTTAGGCCAAATCGCTCGTTCTATTCTATCAATTAATACTTCTTTTGTTAACCCTGTAGATTCACCTCTTTGTACGTCTATGTTATTGCAATAGAGCTGTGGAACCGTCTTATGGCCTGAATTATGAAACCATTTCATAGCAGTATCACTATTAGAAATGTTAACCTCTTGATAATCCATACCCCATTTATCAAGATTCTTTTTCAAGTTCTTACAATAGAAACATTTATCTTTAGTATAAATTGTTAGCATAATAACCTCCTAGAAAGCCGTTACGGCTTGTACGATTGTCTGGATGCGCATCACGTCCATTACAATATCATGACATGGGTCATGCACTACGAAATGTTCTTCTAGTCCATCGGGAATAAAGTTAGTCTTAATCTCTTGTGGATACACTAGTCCTTCAATGTAACTGATTGTATCACGCACATCCCACCATGCGTATGGCTCAGGATTGCCAGTAGCTTTCATAAGAGATGTCATAAATATAGGATCAAAGGTATTACGACGAGTATATACCTTTTCCATATTAACAGGCTTATTTACCACAAAGAAGCTATACAGATCTGCAATAGACACATCATCGGATGAAGGTGCAAGCTTATCCCGTGCTGTCTTATTTTGTTTGCTCCACCACTCTAGCGTGTCTTTTTCAATCTTTCGATTATAACTTTTAACCTGATCCTCTACATCAAACTTAATGTAATGACACTTATCAAGAAGTTCAGGATATGTGTACGGCTTATCAACAAAGCGCGCTTCACTGTAGCTCATCATAGCCATAGAAACGACCACGCCGTCTACAGGATTCTGTGATAGTGTTTCGAAGTCATAGATGGTGCAGGTATCAATACCCTGAAATCCGCTCATTGCAATACTCCTATGATTGCTGTGTGCAAAGCTTGAAATAGCTGGGCATCATTGTAAATTAATAGCCAAAGTAGTATTAGGCCAACGATAAATTTCATTGAATCTGTACCTCGCTCATGATCTCGGTCATACAAGCTACTAGATTAATTTCGTGGTCTACGACGAATGCGGCTTTATACTGATAGTCAGCTAGGATAAGAACCAGTTGTGGGATAGACTGCGGCTGTACTTTCTCGTACATCTGATCATAGATGCCACGAATAATAGCAGATGTATCGATGTCCATGTGGTTAACTACCCACTTACGCATAGTCTTAAAGTCTTTTGATTTAATAGCTGCGAAAAGATCATCGAATCCGGTAACGGCAGTATTAGTAACATTACCGCTAATAGAACCACTAGTACTCCAACGCTGACCTTCGTTTAGTACGCGGCGCCAATCTGGCGCATGCTTCATAATTAGATCTGCAACAGTTTTCTTCTCGTACGTTACACCTTCATCCTCAAGAATAGTAGTAAAGCGATCAAAGAACTTACCAGCTAAACCAGCAATCTCTGTCTTAGTAGCATTAAATTCATACACACCACAACGGCTATGCAGTGGTTCAATGATACGATTTTTAAAGTTACATGTAAGAATGAAACGACAGTTGTCAGAGAACTGTTCGATAAAACCACGAAGCGCTGGTTGTGTAGACTGTGGGTTTAGATAATCTGCTTCGTCCAAGATGATTACTTTGTAACCGCCTGAAAAGGAGACTGTGGAGGCAAACTGTCTAATCTTACCACGAAGCGTATCAATATTACCCTCTTCGGATCCATTGATAATGATATAATCTAAGCCCAGTTCATTACACAGTGCCTTTGCTACCGTGGTTTTACCGAGGCCGGCAGTGCCAGTGAACAACATATTCTGAAGCTCACCGCCATCTACCATATTCTGAAACACATCCTTAAGCCGTGCCGGCAGGATAGTTTCGGTGATTGTTTTAGGGCGATATTTTTCACACCACAAAAAGTCTTTAGACATAGTAACTCCGATTCAAGTAATAGTTCATTATAATATATTATGGAGTAGAAGTAAATCTAATTAAGATTTAATTATCAGACTCTGCCGCTTCGCACATAGCAACGATCTGTACACATTGATCGCGAAGCTGACCAATAGTGCTAAGCTCTTCGCCACGAAAGCCACCGCGTTGTACGATAGTATCGATAACAGCAATCGTACTACGACCGATGCGAGATGAAAGATCAGCGATCTGAGGGGTTTGTTGTTTAGTCGTTTTAGTCATCATTAAGCTCCGTAAGTTGATGTTTTTTCAAGTGCAATCCAATAATCTACATTCTTCTCTGTATGTGTAAATCTGGACATAAGTTTCGAAGATAGTCCAACGCTGTAATCACCAGGAAGGATCTTCATGTTCTGAATATTAATAATGAAGTTAAAGTCTTCACTCTCATATTTACCCGCCACTTCAATGGTGAATGTATTAGATGTTGCGTTATCTGGATCAAATACCGTAAGAGCAATAGATCCAGCAGATGCGGTAACAGACACAGACGTATGACCAAGAGCAGATGCTGCACGTTTGATCTTATTCAGTGTGTCTTGGTCAAGGGTAAAGCTTACCTCAAAGTCAGCCGATTGCATTGCAGATGCTTTTGCAAGCATAGACAGATTTGGTGCAGTAAGCATATCAATGTCAGTAAAAAAGTACTTGATCTTGGATCGACCAGTAGCATCACCAACAATAGCGTATTTCTCTTCGATCTTGATCTGTGGTTCGTCCACAAGAGATAGCACACCAAGGAACTCGTTCAAGTCATAGATGCCAAAGTCTGATGGCAGATCCATATCAATGGTAGCACTAGACAAAATGTTACGTGCCTCAGAGATTGTAGATACAACATTGCCTGTAGAAAATACAATGTTACTGTTAATGCCAGAGAAGTTTTTAAGCACTTGTGTAGTATATTCTGTAAGTTTCATAGTTCATCCTCTTCATGATGTAAATATTATAACATAATTTAAGCCGCTTGTAAACCATAATCTTTCATTTGGCTAAAGTTTTTTTCCTTAAAGAACTCTAGTTTGTTCTTAAACTTATTCTCAAGGATCTCTCCTTTGTGTGAGATAACAAATACGTTGCTGTCATCGTCAAGAGAATAAAGGATCTTCATAAGATTCTCAACACCGTCATGGTCAAGTGAAGAGTCAAATGTTTCATCCAGGACCAATAGGTTTGTAGCAACACTATTCTTCATCTTAGCGATTTGTCGCCATGTAAACAGTAGTGCCAGATCGATCCGCTGCTTTTCGCCTTCTGAGAACGAGTCATACGAGAATGCATCACGGTGACGAGACTTAATTGTTTCCTGAAAGCTTTCATCTAAATTAAAATGCACAAAGAAGTCTAGGATCTGAAGGTACTTATTCACAAGGTTGTTAATGACCGGTACGTACTGTTTGATTACTTTGGTCTTAATGCCAGTGTCCTTAAGCATCTCACCCATTACAGTATTGTACGACTGTTCTTCATTCATCTTAAGCCGTTCTTCCATGAATCTATCTTTATCGGTAGTCATATCAGTTAGCTCTTCATTCGCTCTGCCAAGGTCGCCAGTACGCGAAGACAGTCTAGCAATGTCATCGTTAAGTGACTTAATAGTATTCTGAAGTCTGGCAACTGTCTGGCTATTAGACTGAATAAGACTTTGCTTTTTACGAATAGCTTCTGCTGATATGTTAAACTGTGTAATGGTATCTTCTACTATACGACCTTCTTCTTCTACTTTCTGAATACCATCGTGTAAATCACGGGCTCTTTCCTGTGCAGTTTGTAACTTGGTTTTACGTAGTTCTTCGGCAATCTCTTGTTCGCATGTAGGGCACGATTCTGTATCTTCATAAAACTTTGCATCTTTAACCACTGATTTAATGGAAGATGAAAACTCGGCTTTGAATTGTAAGAGAGACTGCCTACGGTTGTGCGCCTTTTTAAGGGCTTCTTCAGTTTTTCCTCTTTCCGCATCGATATAATCTGATGCCTCTGCAGATTCACCAATGAGTTGAGAGATCTCAGCTTCGGTTTGTCCGATCTGATCTTTCTTTGCATTGATCTCTTCCTCATTCATAGCAGTAATATCACGGATATACTTACGCTGGGAATCAATCTGATTCTTCTTAAGATCCAACTGATATGCAATATCTTTTTGTTTTTCTTTTAGTATAGCATTCTTTTCTTTGATGATGGTGTTCATCTTAGAGAAGATGTTAATATCCAAAAGATCCTCGATCACCTCACGCCGATTTTGTGCACTCAGCTGCATGAATGGAATAAAGGAGGAACTACCAAGAACAACAATCTGGTGAAAGCTTTTATGATTAAGCTTCAGGATGTTTTGTTCGAGGATCTTCTGGTACTCTAGAGCTTTGGCGTCTTGGTTAATAAGAACGTCATTCTTCCAAATCTCAAAGATGTTTGGCTTTAGGCCACGTACGATCTTAAACTCTGCTTTACCGGCCTGAAATACAATCTCTACAAGACAGTTCTTATTGTTGATTGTATTAACAAGCTGCGGTTTATTAATATTACGATGTGCCTTACCAAACAGAGCGAATGACATAGCATCCAGTAGAGTAGACTTACCAGCACCGTTGTGCCCAACTATTAAGGTTGACTTATGGCTCGTAAGATTGATTTCTGCCCAGTTATCTCCTGTTGAAAGGAAATTCTTATATCGCAGTGTCTTAAAAATAATCATGCAACTTCCAACGCTTGTGCTTCGTTCAACAGATTACGCATATTCAATTTTAACTTATCCTTATCCAAATCAGTATCCACTGCATCTACATAATCGTCTAGCATTTCTGCCGTGTCTTCGACTGACACTGCTTCGTCATCTACGTTCTCGCCTAAGAACTCAGTAAAGTTCTCTGCAATCTTAAGATCGTGGATCTTGTACTGTTGTATTCTATCAATAAATTTATCGAATGTAAACAGATCACTCTTATTAATTACAACTACTTTTACAAATTTATAGTCTAGATGGCTAATATCATACTTACTATAATCTGTATTGGTGTCGTCGTACACAATACGTTCGAAAAGAGTGTGAGGATTTACAACCTTCTCAAGCTCCCTAGTTGCTGTGTCTAGTACATGAAATCCCTTCTCGTCACCTGCATCACTCCAGGTAAACTCCATCTGGGTGCCAAGATAGTGGATGTTATCTCGCTGTGAACCTACGTGAAAGTGTCCAGAGATCACTTGCTCAAAGCGGGAGAATACTTTATGACTTAGGCCATGCTGAGACGCCACACCACGTAGAACATCAAAGCCCTGTAGCTCTAAGTGTCCACCAAGCCAATCTGCCTTACAAGTGTTAATAAACTCCATTGAGCGTGCTTCGTTATCGGGACAAATCCAAGGGAGCATAGCAAGATTAAACCCATCTAAGTTTAGAACTGTAGGTTCCGTATGGATAGTGATCTCGCCCATGTAGTGCCCAAGCAATTCCTTGAGTGAATTGAGCTCATTGGTATTCTTGTAAAAGGTATCATGGTTACCTGGTATAACATCCATATGGATGCCATACTCTCTTAGCTTAGTAAGAAATGACTTACGGTAACGGTTAAGAGCACGGAAGTTAATAAACTTCCTGTTATCAAAAACGTCACCAAGGTGAATGATCCTGCGAATATTATTGTCCAAAAGATAAGGAAAGAATACATCAGAATAGAATTTTTCCGAATTATCGAGAAATATGTCAGAGCTATTACGCACGCCAATGTGACTATCATTTAAAATTGCCAACTTCATTTAAAGATTTCTCCAAGATCGGAATCTGCACTATTGGATGCCATATCCCGCTTTTTACGTTCTTTCTTTTTTTCATCTTTTGCAATAGAATCAAAGTAGGTATCTTTTTCTTTGAGCTGGTCAATCTTACCCTTGAGCTGATCGACAAACATATGTGCAGCTGCAATAGACGATTCATCTGCATCAGCTAAAGCAAAGTCTTCGAAAGGGCTTTGAGAGATGTACTTCATCTTGATATCCTGCTGCTTCTTCTCTTTTCCGATACGGCGAAGAAATGCATACCAACAAATCTGAGTAAAATATGCAAAAGCGTTTGGCTTGCCTGAGCGAGTAGCTGCTTCAATGTTATAGTTGTGAATAGCTTTTAAGCAATTTTCAATAGCGTCCATAACCATCTCTTCACGATACGTATATCTGATAAAGTTTGATTTATGGGAAAGACCCTCAGCAATTTTCATAAAACACGTAGCGATATAGTCAGTGACTTTAGGAATGTCTGTGCCATTCTCTTGAGCATCTTTTACTATACGAACGTATTCAACGACTGCATTACTAAAGTCACGATTGTTTACATAGTGGGGTTTATCTCTGGGTTTCATAATATACTCCTAGCATATATTTCCTATTCTAACATAGGATCAAGGGTTTGTAAATAAATTTATTTTTCTTTTTTATCATTTAGGGGGTTTACAAAGCTGCAAACCATGGTATAATAAAGAAGAGTACTTTGGGTAGGATAGTACTGTCAGTGTAGTTTCGGTTTAAATGCCACCACAGTTGGATCTTCTATAGTAGGCTCAGCATCGGCTTCTTTAGTATTAGAGAATGATCCAACGTGGGATTCATATTGATCGACCACTTTTCTATCAGGAAGTGCACTACAGATAACAGCGCCAGCATTGAGTGCAAGTATTTTATTATCCTCGTACTGATGCATCATAAACGGTCTAAAGGTATAAAACCTGATTCCCTCTTCAAAGTTTTCTGTAGCCACAAGAAGATACACATTTCTTAAAAATAAGATTTCTTCTTCGTACTCGTCAAGCTCTGAAGATACTAGGTCTGCGAGGATCTCTTCACCTGTTACAAGTTTAAATTGTTTTACATTCATTTTAGATCAATCTCATAAATTTTATAATCAAATTCTTGTTTGACGTACATCTTTATACGTTCTGCAGAATGTTCTAGCGTGTAGTTCTTACGACCCTTCCAGTGCAGATCATCAGCTAGGTCGTATAGTTTAGCTACTGATCCGTCGTCTGATTTTCTGAGTCCTCGTCCGATCGATTGGAGAACTCTGATTTGAGACTTGGATGGGGATGCAAATACGATATTATGCAAATTCCTAATATTAATCCCAGTGGAGAAAGTGCCAAGACTAGCAACAATAATTGCATTCTTTTGTCCCTCTACGATCTTACGAATAGCCTCACGATCGCTTGTATCCGTTTCACCTGACACAAAGAACACCTTACGATTCTCATGCGCTTTATCTCTAATCATCTCGAATAGTGGTTTACCGTGTTTTTCTACAAAGTTAAATAGTACGAGAGTATTGCCGTCAAGATCCAAAGTGAGATTAGAAATGAGCTTATTACGAGACTCACTTCGAACAATGTAATCCAGTTCAGCCTGATAATCTTGCTTACCCCAGTTTTGCCGTACTTCAAGAGGATGCTTAAGTAGTAGTACGTTGATCTTAAGTTTAGCAAGTGTGTCTTCATCTTGTAGTTTCTTTGTGGTTGTTACATTATATATCTTACCAAAAAGGCCCTGTAATACGAGTTCATGCGTTTGCGAACCATCGAGTGTACCTGTTGTACCCCATCGGTACTCAGCTTCCTTACACTTATTCATGATAGTAGTCAGAGATTTAGATTTAAACCCATGGCATTCATCACCAACGACAGCACCAAATTGTTCAAACCATTGCGCCGGAAGTTTGTAGATTGACTGCCATGTTGAAATGACAATGTCTTTGTCGGTCTGTTTATCTCGTCCAGAATAAATCCTGTGGACACAGTCTTCGACAGGCATTCCGTAGTCTGCGAAGTCATTATACATTTGCTCAACCAGCGAAGTCGTTGGTACAATAACCAGGACTTTCCGCTCTGCCTTCCTAAGCGAAAGTAAATATTTTTGAACGAGTGTGTAGATGATAAGAGATTTGCCAGAACCTGTTGGTGATATAAGAACGGCTCTTTTTCTGTGCAGTCCTTCACAGACCGCATCAAATTGATAGTCTCTTAT